TATAAGTGAAATAGGTAGTGCGATGTTTGAGACAGAGGAATTAATGGATGCTTTTCTTAGCAATCTAACTCCAGGTTCTACTGTTATGATAAAGGAAGATAGTTGGGAAGTTCGTTGGTGTCCTGGTAAGAATATTACCAAACACTTTGATGAGGGTGCTAATGGTTCAGAGACCATTTATTGGTACAGTCACGATAAACTATGGCAACATATCCCAGCGTTTGGATAAGAATGGAGATATTGATTAAATCAATTAAGTTGTTTGGTGTTTTGGTAATTTGTTTTTTAGTGTTGTATTATTTTGGTGTATATGCCCAAGGAGGCTAGATGTTAATATTTGATGAAGTGTCCGCAAAGAAGAGAAGTTTGGAAATGAAAACGGCGAATGCTGATAAGGCAGGCCTAAGAGGTGTTGAACGGGAGATTTACCTGCGTGGTGTTGCCCGCTTGAAGAATGTTGGTAGAGTGGCCCAGATGGCCAATGGAGGTCAAGGATGGAAAGTAATTAAGTGAGTAAAGGGTTGCGACCTACCGCCAGCGCTGCCTGTAAAGGGTATGCCATGGAGATTGTTGTATTATAGGAGTATTACGGGGGGTTTGTTCCTGAGGTAACTTGGGGACTCAACCTGATGCTTGGAGAGGCACCTGTGAAAGGCTCTGTCACCGCCAATGACACATCTATCCGACCCCCACCAAATCATCGACAGCAAGTCAGCACGCTATGACTTCAAGATGTAGAACCCCCTCATCCGCTTCGGCGGGTGGGGGGGTTTTTTTTGCGTAAAATTTAGATAAATAGGGGTATGGCATTTTATGGATTAGAAAATCAACAATTTGGTATTGGTGTTGTTGAAGATAGACACGACCCCAAGCAGCTCGGCAGAGTTCGGGTCCGATGGTTGGGCCTCCATACGGAAGAAAAAGACAAGATACTAACAAAGGACCTCCCTTGGTCTGAGGTTATGCAATCTGCTGGAGATGCCCCGCAAGCGGGCGTTGGTACAAATGCCACCATAACAGAAGGCACATGGGTCTGTGGGTTCTCCAAGGACCCCGGTTCTTTACAAGATTGGATTATTATGGGCACATTGCCTGGTTGGAATGTCACCACAGCAATCGCTGGGTCACAGGCAGGTAAATGGGCACAGTATCGTGGAGAATATAAAGAGTTTGTTAGAAAGCCTGCTAAAGATATTCCTGGGTTAGAGACAAAATACCTTGACTACGAAAAGGGGTTCCACGATCCCACCGTAGACCAAGAGAATGTCCCACACCCACCGAGTCCATCATCGTGGCGTTCCCAGGTAGATATTACTCCTGGTGATTATGTAAAAACAGATTTCTCACAAGAAGCAGGTACATCGAATCGCTCCGGTGTTCCTAATGTTCCTGGGTATGATGACCTAGGACACGAATATCAAACACCTAAACTTTATGCTGATGGTGATGTTATGTGGGAGTTTGGTGGTTCTGGTGGCACCCCAAGAGCGCCTGATACCGACTTTGCTAAGTCATCTTATTCTGGTACTATCAAACGAGCCACACATTCTGATACTCTACACGCCCTGTTCTGTACCACACGGCGTATCACTGCTGACAAAAGGTTCGCTGCCTCTTGGACAGACTTTGGTACCTTTAGATGGCCTGACAACAGAACATACTCTGCTGCAGACTTTGATACATCACCAAAAGACCAAACACTAAATCGTGACCACATACATAACGCTGGTAGAGAAGGTGTTGTATTCTCTACGGGTTACTTAGAACCAAAATTCACTGCCTCTGACCAAGCGCCATATGGCTTACCTACCTTCCCTATACTAAGAGATAGACCGACAAGGTCATTTGATTCTCTTGCGGGCCTGACCGACACCCGCCCGTCGTGGGGTAAGGGGAACTCTATTGGTGACTGGACAAGTTCTACAGAAGATTATCGAATACCCCATCCAAGGGTTCGCTGGGTTGCTAAGGGCAACCTGACACCCACAGAGTCAGACACGATACAAGATTTATTCAAAGCAGGCCAATATGGTTCTGGTGTCTACAATGTTAGTGACGGTAAAGATAAGAATGCCAGAAAAGATATCAAGTGGGCAGATGTAAAAAATACCGACTTGGTGGTTGTCCCTGTACCCGATACAAACCCGTTGGCGATGGGTGGTGTTCCTATCACAGCCATTGACCCACTAACCCTAATCGTCACAACAGATAGTTCCTTTTTTGGTAGTGCCACAGAAAGTAAGAACAAACCCACTAAACCGAAACTACAAGTTGGTGACATTGTTCAGTTAGCAGGCGTTCGTGGTATGCAAGAAGTAAACGGAAGAATCTATAGAGTAACAGCAGGCGGCATCGGCAGTATGACTCTTGGCACCTTAGATGGTGCCGTATGGTCAGGCCCGGGTGATACTGTTGTTGGCACTGCTAGCTTCTCCGAATATCTTGGTGGCGGTGTGGTCATACCACATAACCCACATTGGATGTTGGCATGGAAAGCCGACATGCGAGAAAGACAAATCAATATTGGCTCACCAAACTTTGTAACAGGTGTGGAGTCTGGACATTGGAACCAACCGACTGGTGACTTTGGTGCTCAGTACCCATACAACCACGTTTACGAAACAGAGTCAGGACACATTATGGAGTATGATGATACTCCGGGTGCCGAAAGAATACATCAGTTCCACAGGTCGGGTACTCATTACGAGATAGACCACAACGGAACGAAAGTCGATTATGTCAAGGGCGACAACTACGACATACGCATACACGATGACTATATGTATGTTAAGGGTAAGGTAGCACACACGTTTGATGACGAGGTGATGATACGATACAACGACCGTGCCGACATCTCTGCTAAGTGGAAACTACAACTATGGTCTGGTGGTGACTTAGAAATAACATCGAAACGAAACATCAATCTCAAGGCAGACGGTGATATTAATATGCAGGCTGGTGGACATATCAATATGAATGCCACTGCTGTTACACCAGAACAGTCTGAAGCAGGTCGTGCTGGGTCAAGAATAAGTGGTGAGCGTTCTAAGATACGAATGAAGGCTGGTCATCTAGAGGTAGAGGCGATAGGTGATGAGACACGACCAGACGAGTATGGTATCAGTATGCAGTCCAACCAAGCTGGCATTATGGTCAAGACACTAACAGAGGCCAGAACGGTGGATGGCGACAGACGAATGACAGGTGATATCAACATTGCCTCTGCGGCAGATATGAACCTGTATGCTCACGATAACCATTACCGAGAGGCAGCAACTGCCAACATAGAAGACTTTGCATATGGTTCAACTTATCTAACTGCTCACTCTGGTGATATGTACAGAACCGCACAAGGTGTTGTTGCAGCAACAGGTCTACAGGCAACAGCCGCAGCAGCCACGACAGGTAACATTTACGATACTGCTTACAAGACTATTGGTTTGAAGTCTGCTGTGGAAGATATTGAGTTGTGGGCACTAAGGGAAATAAACATCAAAGCCGATTCATCTGGTGCTGGTTCATTAGCGAATTCTGGCCTAGTCAACATACAGACTACAGGCAACTCAAATGCAACCACGGGACATTTGTCTATCACAACAGGCGGTGCTTATCACCACGATGTGGGTGCCAGTGCCTATCTTGAGGCAGTGACAGATATCAATTTGAAGTCAACCGCTAAGACAAAGGTAACAGGTTCAGAAATACACTTCAACAGTTCTGGTGGTGATGCAGCCTCTGCAGCAACACCAACAGCGGCAGACGCCGCAACAGCGGCATCGGGTGCCAGAAGGTCATACTTCCCGAATAGTATAGAGTTGTTATCAATAGACTTACCACTACCACGGCCGGCAGACGGTACTAGTATCTCGATGTTAGCGTTGTCTGCTGCCAAGTCAGGCGGTTATGGTGGAGAAAATATTCGTAACCTGCACGATACTATATCGGAGATAAAAGCAGGTACAAGTGCTTATGGTGCTAAAGCAGGCTCGGCATCAACCAGTGGCAGAGCACATCCAGCTGACCAAAGTTATTATAATTGGTCAGACTTGAACTCTGACACAAGCACACAGGCCCTACAAGGTGATTGGACGGGCACCACAAGAGCCTTTGATAACTTAGGTCCAAGTGTAACGGCAACGATTGAAGGAAGTCCCACAACAACAGATGGGAAACCTTTAGGTCATCCTGAAGCAACGGGTCTAAGAAAGAACCCTTCAACAAGGAGCGTAGCAACGGCGACTGATACTAAGACACCGACATACGCAAGTGACTGGTAATGCCGGGCGTATCTAGAGACAACGATACCGCCGTAGGTGATTTGATACCATCACAGACAACGGTGTTTGCTGAAGGTGAGGAAGTAATATTACACGGTAATAGTGTAGCTTCGCACGCACCTTGTCCGACACCGGGCTCACATTGTGCAGCAACAATGGTGGCAGGGTCTGATGATGTATATGTTGGAGGAATAGCAGTAGTGAACTTAGGTGATTCTGCAAGTTGTGGGCACACCTCTACAGGGAGTACCACAGTATTTGTAGGATAAGGAGATAAAAATGTTAGATTTTGTAAAATGGATAAAAGATAGAGATGTGAGTTTGGGGGGTATTATGATTATCATTGCCCTATTGATTTGGATTATTCCAGTGAAACTTGTGATAACTCTATTAGTGATACATGGATTGATACAGATGTTTTGGAAGAAGGAAGAAACGGTGATGGAGAAACATCATCACCATCATCATAATAATGGAAGTAAAAAGAAAACAACTCGCAAAAAATAGATAAATATTCCTATGCCGGCAACACAATACAATTCAGGTTTCACCGATGCGGAATCTGTAAACAATAGTTCAAGAAGTAATTTCACTTACAAGGACTTGAACCTTAACTTCGGCCGTAACCCGGTCACGGCTGACGTTGCCACCGTATCGGATGTACAAGATGTAAAACGAGCAGTTCGTAATCTTGTACTATTAAACCCCGGCGAGAAGCCATTTCATCCTGAGATAGGCACTGGCATACGGGGTATGATGTTTGAGTTGATAACTCCGCCTGTTCTGATGACTATGAGGAATAGAATCAAATTTGTACTAGACAAATATGAGCCTAGAGTAACAGTAACGGATGTGAGTTTTAATGATCCTGATTTTCAGGCTATGGATAACAACTCAGTAAATATAGAAATACAATTCTACCTCAACAATGTCCCTGCTAGATTAGAAGAAGTGGACATCATGCTTAAGAGAATAAGATAATGGCAGCTGGACTAAACACAAAAGGCAAGATGCAAATAACTGAGTTAGACTTTGATAGTATCAAGTCTAATCTCAAAACATACCTAAAGGGTCAATCGACATTTACTGATTATGACTTTGAAGGTTCAGGTATGAATATTCTGTTAGACACTCTTGCTTACAACACACACTACAATGCCTTTATGGCCAATATGTTGGCCAACGAGATGTTTCTAGATACATCGGTCAAACGAAACTCTGTAACATCACACGCAAAGGCATTAGGCTACATACCAACATCAGTCAAGGCGCCTATTGCTTATCTCAAAGTACAGGTCAATGATGCCAACACAGCAACAGTGGCGATGCCAGAAGGTTATGTATTTACAACAACCGTTGATGGTGTTGGTTATCAGTTCGTCAACATAACGGCAAGAAGTATTACACCCTCGTCGGGCCTATACATTTTTGGTGATGACACAACAGGCATCCCCATTTATGAAGGTACTTGGGTTACTACAAAGCACACTGTAGACCTTACTGATGTTGACCAAAAGTTTCTTATCTCAAATAAGAATGCTGATATGTCTACATTGGTTGTACAGATACAGACCAGTGCTTCAGATACAACAACAGAAACTTGGACATCTTCAACTAGTCTGACCGAAGTTAAGGCCGCTACGAAGGCATACTTCTACCAAGAGACTATAGATGGTCAATGGGAAGTTTACTTTGGTGATGATATTGTGGGTAAGGCATTGGTAGATGGTAACATTGTCATACTGAAATATGTTGTAACGAATAAAGACGACGCAAACGGCGCAACATCATTCTCTGCTGGTGCTAACCTTGGTGGTTTTGGTGATATCACTATCACAACTATAGGTGAGGCATCTGGTGGTGCTGAATCAGAAACACTGGATAGCATAAAACATAATGCACCGTTTTCTTATGCTGCTCAGAATCGAGCAGTCACAGCCGCTGACTACAAGACACTTATTCCTACTCTTTATGCCAATGCGAAATCCATCTCAGTGTGGGGTGGTGAGAATAACAGCCCACCGGTTTATGGAAAGGTGTATATTAGTATTCAGCCGAAAACTGGTTCAACTCTAACCACATCTGTTAAGACAAGTATTGTAAAACAGTTGGATGATTACAATGTTGTTTCTACAACGCCAGAGATAGTAGACCCCGAAACGACAAGTATCATACCTGTTGTGAATTTCAAGTTTAATCAGAATGTCACTTCAGAGTCAGCAACATCACTTGCGTCATCTGTGACAACTGTTATTTCTAACTTTTCATCAGATAGTTTGGAGAAACACGAAGCGATGTTTCGTTTTTCTTCCTTTTCAACTTTGATTGATGATGTTGACCCGTCTATTCTGTCTAATATCACAACGTTGAAAATTAGTAAGACATTCAAACCGACAACGGGCACAGGTACGAAATACACAATGGACTTTGCTAACCCATTGTACAATCCCCATACTGGTCATAAAGCATCTACTACAGGAACAGGTTCGGGTGGTATTCTAGAATCAACAGGATTCAAATACACAGGCGACTCGTCTATTTGGTATTATGAAGACGATGGTGAAGGTAATGTAAAGACATACAATGTGTCGGGAGACACCAAGACATATAAAGCATCCGCAGTAGGTACTATCACTTATTCGACTGGTGTAATTGTATTGACTAAAGAAGATATTGCTTCAGTAGAGAATTACGACGGAACGACACAGACGTATATTCGATTGACTGTAGAATCGAGTTCCAACGATATCGTGCCGGTTCGTAACCAAGTATTATCGATTGACACAACAAATATGTCCGTAACAGGTGAGGCAGACACGATTGCTGCTGGTACATCCACTGGCGCAAGTGACTATAATACAACAACATCACATAACTAATGGCAACACTAAAAAGCAAAGTTTCAATTCAGACTATTCAAGAACAGCCTGAATTTATAAAGTCAGACCATCCTGGGTTCCTAGAGTTTCTAAAAGCTTATTATGAGTTTTTAGAATCTGCGGAATTGGGATTGTCATCTTTGGGTTCAAAAGATGCTATTATCCATGAAGAAGGTATTGGTCAATACATTCTGTTGCAAGATACTAATAGATATCGTGCAGGTGAAAGTAATAAGATATTAGCTGAAGATTCGACTACTGGTGCTTTTGCTGTAGACGAAATAATCACCGGTACAACTTCTAATGCAACTGCTACGATTCGTGTTGAAGATATCAACAACGGTTCTCGATTATTCATATCTGCGCAGAATAAGTTTATTATTGGTGAGACTATTACAGGCGGCACAACAGGTGCGACTGGTGTTATTGGGTCTTACACCGCCAACCCGGTACAAACTGTTGCTGACTTGTTAGAGTATGATGACGTTGATGGTGCAATAGATACTTTCTTTACTCAGTGGAAAGAAACTTTTATGAAAACAATACCCCGTAATTTAACCTCGGGGTTAAAAGAAAGAACCATGCTGAAAAATATCAAGGACCTTTATCGTGCTAAAGGCACAAGAATGGGTCACAAGTTATTTTTCAGAATGCTTCTCGGAGAAGAAGTTGAAGTAACTTATCCCACGAAGGATATGTTACGAGCGTCTGGTGGTAAATGGTCTGTAGATGATATAATAAGAGCAAGACAACAGAATGATACTTTTCTTTTAGAAACTACAACCGTTATCAATGACGATTACTTGGTATTGGAAGATGGCGCTCAGATATTAGATGAAACGCAAGTAACATCTAGTTTCGATTTTCTAAATCTTGTAGGACAAACTATTACACAATCACACGCCACCGCGACTGCTGTTATTGACCAAGTATCACAGTATTTTATTGGCGGTGAAGAAATAACAGAATTTACTATTCAGACAGATACAAGTACAGGTACTTGGGTTGGTGGTCATAACTTTACTGGAATAGATAATACAAACGATAATATTACCATTAGTGGTAAATCAATAGATGTATTAGAGAAGGCAGACCTATCAGCTGTTACTTTTGCATCTAGTCAATACTTTAGTACCGATGATGCTGTAACTATTACTGCCAACAACGGTAGTGAAGCTTCATCAGCAATAGTCCGAGTAACATCTGGTACTATTAATAATGTTATTGCAGATACGGCTGGCACGGGTTATGCTGTTGGTGATGATATGGTTGTTGATAATACCAATACAGATGGTTCAGGACTAGTTGCTGAAGTATCTATTGTTAATGGTGGGTTTATTCCAGAAGCAGGTACTCTTACTGGTCAATTCAGAATTACTTTAGAAAGTGGAACTCCGGGTGGCGCAGGAGAGATATTGTTTGAACAGTCACAGTTTGTATATGCCTCAGAGTCAGGCACATTCCAAATAGGCGAGACTATTACAGGGGCCGCATCGGGCGCCACAGCATCGGTTGTAACGGTACAGAAAGATATTAAAACAGTATCAACTGGAGTTATAACAGGTACATTTACTGTTGGTGAAGTTATCAACGGCGGTACATCATCAGTCTCTGCAACATTAGAATCAGCAACAGTTAGTTGTTATCCATCTAATGAAGATGACACGGGTATGATTGCCACTGATAGAATCAATCTTGAACCAGGCACAACAAGGGCAGATGGTTACATAGGAGATGCCGTTGTTCAAGAAGGCGCAACTGGTCCTATTACTGATGTTAGAGTAACAAGTATCGGTTATGGGTATACTAGTCTACCAACTCTCACCATTACAAGTTCCG